GGTAACGACCAGCTAAAGTACCAACTCTTTCAATACCCATGTTGTATTGGTCTTGCTCAGGTGATGCGTTAGATACGTGGAAGTATTCTAAATCATCAAAGATAGCAGAAACCTCACTTGACACAACAATCCAGTTAGCTCCACCACGAAGTGTTGACTTGTGAATTTGAGCTGACAATTGGTTGATTGCAGTGATTAATGTTTGGTTCCAATCTTTCTGAGTGTAAGATGTAGTTGAAGAAATTCTTCTCCATCCGTTGTAATCCCAACGTAAGTTCCAAGCCGCACCTTTACGTAAATCACGAAGGATTTCACGGTCGATTTCAGCCGCAACTTGTTCAGATAATAAAGCTGTTAATTCAGCCTCAGCATCGATGTTGTGGAATGCAGCAACGTCTTGAGCTAATTCAGGAGACCATTGTGCTCTTAATTTTCTTTCAGTTACAGAAACAGTTACTGATTCTAAGTCGAAAGAAACCTCACCAATTTTGTCTTCGAATTCTAATTCTTCATAACGTCTGAATGCAGTGTAGAATGAAGTAGAAGTTGCTGCAGTGATAGTAGCACCTGTGTAACCATCTAAAGATGAAGCGTTACAATCAGCACATACTGGACAAGATAAATCTACTTCTAAGTAGATACAACCGTTAGCGTCACAGATGTTTTTGAATGAACCACCGTTACCTGCGTTAGTTCCAGAACCTTGTGGATTACCACCTGGGAAGTAAGTTTGTGTTGTGCTACCGTAGTTAACGATACCTTTACCATATTGTTGTGTTACTACACGGAACAATAATGGACCTGTACCAATTGGACAAGGGTTACCTGCTTGAGAAGATAAACCTGAACCTGTGTAAACGATTAAGTCAGCTAAGAAAGATTCTGTATCCATTTCGTTTCCATCAGGACCGATTAATTTTCCAGCTCCTGTATCAGCAAAACCACACATTTTAACGATTACTTTACGTACGTTAGTTGCCGCAGTGTATTCTGAAGTTGCGTTAGTTAATGAACCATTTGACCATACTTGGATGTCAGTTGCAACAGTAACTGCTGACCAACGACCTTTTGAGTAGTCAAATAAACCTGGAGGGTCTAAAGCCGCTTCATTTCCTTCGTAGAATAAATCATAAAGGTTTTTAGCGTAAGCTCCACTTCCTTCGTAACCAGCACTTGGAGTTCCAGGGTAGTTACCAGGAGAACCTACAGGTGCGTAGTGTTCACCACTATAGTTTGCAGTTCCACCTGTGTAACCTTGAATTTTTGGTACGAAGTAGAATAATTTACCGATAGGTAAGTTCATAGCTTGAACTGACACGATGTCGTTAGCTAATAATTTAGAGAACACACGTCTAACGATAGGGAATACAACAGTTTCGAAAGAACCTGATGAACCATCTGACGTAGCTTCGTTAATTAAGAAAGATGCTTGGTTTTCATATAACTGAGCAACGTTCTCTTTTAGGTGACCTTTAAGGCCTTCAAGGAATCCTAATTTATCCCATTTGTTGATTGTATCTTCTTTGATAACTTTAAGGTGTTTTAAACCAATGTTACCAACAAGACCTGATTCTAATAATGCTCCCATTTTTTAGGTTTTTTGTTTTTTTTTTATTTTATTATTTTATTTTAGTCATTAAATCTTTCATTCTTAAGAATTGTGGATTTTCATAAGTTTTCGACTCAATTAAATTTACTGAACCTGTAGAAGGTGTTTTTTCAATTACACGTTCAACTGATTCGTTCATTGTTTGAGTTGAGGATGGTGACAATTCATCCTTAATTGTTTTATACAAGTTTTTCGATTCTTTTAAAGATTCAACTCCGTCAAATCTTCTTAAGATGTTGATTTTTTCTTGTTTTGAAGTAGAGTGTTCAGTGAACAAACGTGTAGCGTAAGCTAAGTTTGAGTTGAATACTGCAACTTCGTTTAATTTATTTCTGAAAACGTTAAGTGCTTTTCTGTACTCTTCATTCTTTTCTCTTAAAAGTTCTAATTCTTTTGAATTTTCATTTTCTTTGATTGCGGTGTTAAATTTAGAGTGTGCTCTTGGTTTTGGTAAACCGCCTTTTCTAAACATTGAACCTGAACCTAAAGTACGAGATGATTCTTTTGTTTCCATTTTCTTTTTAACGGGTTTCATTTTCATTTTCATGTTTTCACCTTCTTTGTATTCAAATTTAGCCTTACCTGTTCCCATAGTAGCGTTTCCTTTTTTCATTTTTGTTTTGAAACCACCTGCCATGTTAGGTTTTTGGTTATACTTGAATTTTGGTGAACCCATTCCTACCCCTTTTGCTTTAATTTTCATTTTGGATTCGTTCATAGAATATTCCATATCTTCTTCTTCCATTTCTTCGTCAGATTCGTACATTTCTTCATCCATTTCTTCTTCATCCATTTCTTCTTCATCGAACTCGATTTCATAAACTACTCCTTCATTTTCTTCTTCATCTTCTTCTTCCTCTTCGTTCATTTCATCGTTTGTTTCTTCTCCGAAAACTTTTGCCATGATGTCTTCAACAGATTCTTCATCAGATTCTTCTTCCATGGTATAATCCATGTCCATTTCGTACATTTCTTCTTCTTCCATTTCTTCGTATTCTTCATCACCTTCACCAACAATCATATATTCATTCTCGTCAGTTTTAAGGTTAATGTTTCCTGCGTCATCTTTTTTTACAATGATGTTATCATCAGGACCCATAAGTTCAAATACACGAAGTACTTCGTCGTCCGATTCATCAGAAAGGTCAATTACGTCATCTGAGGACATATCCATGTTATCAGTATCCATTTCCACTTCATCTTCAGAACCCTCTTCTTCTGAACCTTCTTCAGATTCATCTTCAGAATCTTCGTCAGAATCCATAGTTATGTCTACATCTGTTTCAACCTCATCTTCATCTTCTTGTTCTGAGAGAGATTCTTTTACTAGTTCGCTGATTTCTTCCTTCATTGTTGAAGCAAGTATTCCTTTTGCGTTTTCAGCAACCGTTTCTTCAAGATTTTTCATCTGAATGATTGCTTCTTCTACTAAAGATTTGTTTTTTGCCATTTTTTTTGTTTGGTTTTATCTAATAAATATATCCAAGCTTGAAAAAAACTTAATTATCAAGGGATTGGATATAAGATTTTTTTTATTTTTCGGGGCTATTTGTTTTAGTTTGTTTTAATTTTTGAAGTTCGTCGTCAATTAATTTTTCAATTTGTTTTCTTCTAAATTCTAAATTTTGAAGTCTTCTTTCGCCAACTTTGAAAATATCATCTTCTACTTTACTTACTTTTTTGGAACTTGGTTTGTACAATTTTGATTCTTCAAATGAAATATTAGTTAATTCCCAAGGCTCATAAAATCTTACAAGTCCTGAGTATTGTGTATAAATTTTATTTGGTTTATTTCTAAAACCTATGTATTCTCCGTTTTCATTATTAACAAAAAAGAATAAATCAACGTTTTGAGGTTTATATCGTTTGTTATCAAAACTTGGACTTGATACAACAAAGAAGGTATCACCATCGGAATCATATTTACTTTCAACTTTTTTAAGAGGTTTTACTTGTACAAAAAATTCTTCTTTATTTCCAATCTTTACCGCCAAATCCTGACCCATTCTAGTGTCTTGTACGCTACCTGAACAAAATCTTCTAATTTGAACATTTGAACCTAATTTTTCTTTTAGGATATCCATCGCTTGAGTTTCATTCTTTATCCCCCTGTCGATAGTATCTTTATTCAAATCAACTAATTTTTCAGTCCATTCTCCATTGAATAACTTTTGTTTGTTTTTAGTTATCCACGACTTTAGTTCATCATCAGATGGGTTATTGTTTTTAGTTTCATCTACATACCAATCTTCGATTTGTTTTTTAACTCTACTGTTGGTATCAAACCAATTCAAAACAGACCATTCATCATCGACAAGTCCTGAAACATATTTGGACACAGGATAAACGTTAATTACACCTTCGTTAGTTTGACAATTTTTATCAGGGTCTTGTATTGAACCATAATTTCCAAGTGGTTCATGAACGTCTCTTAATGTTTTTCTTATGTGCGTGGCTAAAGGGTTTTGTTGTGACCTTTCCAATAAAATAATATATTGTTGTTCATTAAGAATGATATTCATATGAAATAAATATCATGTAAATAAAAAAGGAGACCTTTTGGGTCTCCTTATATTAAATTATTGATTTCTAATTTATTCTATCACTTCGTCAATTTTACTTTCAACAATTGCCGTTATTCTCCAATCTTGAGTATAACTCTCGAAAACTTTGGTTACTTTTGCCTCAACATCTGTTGGGTTATAACCTTTTACAAGTTTTTCTTCTTTTTGTTTTTTAATCTTACCTGATTCAGAATCAACCATATCAATGGTCACTTTTGCTACGAAATATTTTTCATCCATGTTGTATAATTTTATTTACCCAAATAATCGGATAATTTTCTCATTAAGTCAAGCGATTTATTTCCGTTATCACCAACTTGTCTTTGAACTTGCATTTTTTTCTCTTCTTCCAAGTTTTCTTCATATTTCATTCTGTCGTCAGGGTTTGAGAAAAGATATGCACCAGGTGTAGATGGAGATGATACTAAGTCAAAACATATTAATTCAAAATCATCCTGTACTTCGTTTTGTTCACCCACTTTTTTAAGTGAACCAACACCACGAGAAGATATACCAAGAGTAACTCCTTGTCTTAGATAGTTTGCAGCTAAATCTCCCTTACTTGAACAAACACCTCTTTCGTGAAACCCTGGTGTAGTTAATAACTTTAATTTACCCATTAAAACGTTTCCATCCCACCATACTTCAGTGATAATATGAGAAACTCTATCTAAATCAATTAGAGATGATTCAGGGTGATTTAATTCAGAAAGGGAAGTTCCTTTTTGAATCATTTTTTTATAATTCTCGGCTTCCCTTTTTAGAATACGTTCAGGATAAACCCTACCATTTCTGTTAGGTGTGTTGTACTTTTGAAGTACTGCATAAAATTCAAAAGGTTTTGAATGGTCTAACATTCCTTTAGATTCTTGAATCATAGTCAAGTTTCTTTGGTCTTTTGGAGATATGAATCCAGCATCTTCTTCGATAAGAATTCCCTTACCAATTTGACCTGGTTTTAAAATTTCTAAATTCATTATAATATTTTTTATTATAAATATTGAAGAAACTTGGTTTATACAGTCGTTTCCTTTTGTTTTATGGTTTTTCTCAAGTAAAATTTGAAATAGTCGTTGTTTTTAAAATTTTCATCGAATATAAATTTGGATAATTTTTTAAGATGGTCTTTCATTTTTTTTGATTTGAAATCTTCATCATTAACCCTTAGAAACAAATTTATCTCTAAATTTAAAAATGATTTTTTTCCTTGATTCAATCCACTTGACCTTAAATCTAAATCTACGATAAATTTTTCTTCGAAATATTCCTTATCTATTTTTTCATAAATTGAATGTTTGATTGCTCTACTAAGGTTTAATACAACACGTTGCCAGTTTTCTGAGTCTTTTATGGGTTCTACCCAAGTTTGAATGTTTAAATAAATTGATTTTAAATTTACTGAGTCCACAGTTCCATAAGTTACTTTAGCGTTCTTAAATCCTGTGATTTTTGAGGTTTTCCCCTTCTTCATTACGTTCCATATTTTTTTGAAGTTTATTTTGAAAAAAAAATAAGGATAAATAACCCCATAGTCAAAAAAATTTGTATATTTGTGATATTTGTATAATATGATAATTATTAAACTTGATAAAGGAATGTCTGTTGAAAAGGCATTAAAATTGTACAAGAGTAAGATTATTAAAACAAAACAAAGTTCTCAATTGGTAGAAAGAAAAGAATTTGTGAAACCTTCGGTTAAATACAGAAAACAACTTTTAAAAGCCAAGTACGTTCAAAAATTAAATTCTTCAAAAAATTAAAGTGTCTCTTTTAAATTTTTAAGTTTGAAATAAGATAGTTTGTCAAATTTTTCTGAATTAATTTTTTCTAACGTTTCATCAACTTTAGTTTTAGTTTCATTATCTTCAACTGACTCTTTAAGTGTTGTTAATTTTTTAACGACATCTTCTTTTATTTGCTCAAATTCTTTTTCTAATTCCGTACTGTCTGATGATAATATACTAATCAATTCTTTTTTGTCTGACTCCTCTAATGTTTCAATGTAATTAGAGATAGTTCTATTTGCAACGTTAACCATTGTGGATAATGGTAATTTAACTTCGGATTTTTTCGTGGTTGGAATGGATTTTAATCCTTCTTTAATAGTTTTTTTACTTTTAAGTCTAACATCAAAATCAACAACTTCTTGAGAAAAAAGATTGTCTATATCATTGTATTTGTTCTCACAAGTTACTTTAGTTACCCAATTTTGTAATTCATTCAATTTTTTTGGTTCAATCTTATTTATCAGGTTTTCATATCTGATAATGGATTCCAACATGAATTCACTCGCAACACTTTCTTCCAATCCTTTTGGAGAACTTAATTCGTCGTAAAGAAAAAATAACTTTGATATGTTTTTATTTTCAATAACTAATTTTTTGAAAATTTTCATTTCCTCTTTAAATGTGTTTTTCTTATATGATTCGATTAACACATTTTCTATTTTTGATTTTAATAATCCAAATTTCATTTTAATTTTTATTAATAAATATTAGTCTCCTAAAAGTTTATCTAATTCTTTTTCCATATCACCTAAAGAATTCTTGAATTTGGAAAGGTCAATATATGAATCTTCAGATAATAAATTTTCACTTTCAAGTAAAATATTGTAATTATCTCTATTTTTTGACTCAGGAGTTACCCCTGCTTCTCCGCCAGGTTCAGGTCCTGGAGGTGGTGGCGGTGGGATTTCTCCTCCTCCACCCATATCTGACATTCCTCCTTCAGGTGGAGGTGGTGGTTCGGCAGACGCGTTTTCAGTACCACCTGTTTTAGTACTGTATAATTTATCTATATTGTCAAAAATTCCTGTATGAGTGATAATTGTTGCAGTATTTATTAATTCCGCACCAACCGCTCTTTCAATTCTTTGTTGTTGTAAATCAAGTTTGATTTCATCATCAGAAAACCCAAGAATATGTTTTTTAGCCCAAGTTTGTGACACAGGTGCAATACCCTCTTGTGAAGGAGCAACTGCGTCTTTATACGCCAATAATTTTTCTTTCCAAACGTCAACTTTGAGTAAGTCGGCTTGTGATGATGGATTAGTTAATCCTAATGTGAAATTAGATAATTCATCTTCGAAACCAAGTAAAAATAAATGAATAATTGCAATTTTATTAAGTTCGGCAATCATACATTTTTGTATTTTATTAATTGTTCTTGCAAAACGAATATCCATTAATGACAAATCTTTTCCTCCACCAACAGGTTCTTCAAATCCTAAAAAGGCCTTTGGAACACGAAGTGCGGTAACTAATTTCTTTTGAATATATTCAATATCAGCAATTTCAGATAAATTTTGAGCGCCAGGTAAGGTATCAATTGGACTTGCCTGTGCGGGGTCACGAACAGGAATAAAATAATCTTGGTCAACCGCCATTTGATTAAACCTCATATCAACGTTTCCTGATTGACTATCAACGACTTGACTTCTTTTAAACTTATTCGCAACACGTTGTACATATGGTTCAACATCTTTGTCATCCATGTTACCAACAAACACTTTGAATACACGTCTTTCAGGAGCTCTTGATGTACGATATATCAACATAGCATCTTCTGACAATAATAATTGTTTCCAAATACGTCTTGCCTTTTCTAACATCGAAGTACCATAAGGTAACTTTCTATCATCACCAAGTAATCTAAAATGAGCGATTTCCCATGAATTGAACTCCATGTCTTTAGCTTTCCATTTAAATCTCAGTCCTTTGTTCTCAGGTAATTCTTCAACATTATGTGACTTGGCCGGCATACCTCTTTCCAAACGTTCAATTTCAATGTTTGGTAGTTGCATACAACCTACAATACCTTTATCAGGGTCTAATTTTAAATAGACAAAATTATCTCCGTATTTACAAGTGTTTCTTGTCCACATCTGAAGATTAGTGTTAATGTCTAAGGCGTTGTTAAATAAATCAGCTAAAATAGATTTTATACGTTTAGATTCTGAATAGATTTGTAATATGTAACCATTTTGGTCGGCAGTTGTGGATTCTTCACCGTATATGTCCAAAGCGGTTGAAATCTCAGGAGTATATTCCATTGATTCATAATCATAAAAAGATGCCAAACGAGTCGGTTCATAATATACTGCTTGAGTATAAAGATTACTTTCTATCTTTGTCCACTGATTGGCTAGATAATAAGTCTGTTGAGCTTGTAATAATTCTTTTTGATATTCTTGTTTAGAAGTTGTTTTTAGTAACTCCTTTTTATCGTATTTGTAAGTCGGATAATCTTGATTTAATAAAGAGTTCGGACCGAAAGCCGTTGATAACCTTTGCCAAACTGTTAATTGATTATTTTGATTATTGTTTTGATTTTCCATATGAGAAATTTAATTTCTATTTCTTGAAATTAAATAGTTAACTCTGACCTGTTGGATTTGTATCTTGAGGTCCTTGTTTATTAATTTTGTTATCACCACCAGGTTTAACTGAACTTATACCTTGGCCGGGAACATTTAATTTACTTCCATTTAATTTTTTACCCGATTTTTTCCTTCTAATTAAACCCATAGTTTATTTTATAAATATTATCTCACACCAAATAACCAACCGTATTTCATGTAATCTTCTTTACTTACATTAGCTCTACCAATGTCTTGTCGTCTTTCATTCATATTAGGTAAAACAGGGTTAAATGATATTTGTTCTGTTATATTATTGTTATTATTTACCGACCATGAATCAATCATAGCTTTAGTTTGTTCAGTTACTTTTGTTAAACTTGTAAAAGAAGATTCTGCAACATAACAAGCCATTGATATTGACATAATTAAGTCATCATGATGACCTTTTTGATGGTCAGGTCTTCCACTTATATATACAAAAGTATTCATCTCATTGAATAATCTTGTACTATAAATTCTAAAATCGTGTCTCATAACCTCTTCGAATGATGCTATGATTTGAACACGTTTATTATTGAAGTTTATACCCGGTATTTTTTCCATGGATTTTGGGTCATATTTCCATTTGTTTGCGACATCAACACCGTCCACATATAAATTCTTATAACCCATTTCTTGTAACTTTCTTGCGGTAGAAACTCCCATACCACCTGTAATATCTATAACAATAAAACAAGAGTACATATTAGCCCATTTATAACAAATTTCGGCCATTGTATCGGGAGGAAGTTTACCAACGTATTCCGCAACTTGTTCCCTTTCATCAAAATCAATTATTTGAAAAGAACTAAAGTCTTCACTATCTCCTCGACTTACGTCGACTCCCATGACATATTTGTGACCTACCACAGGTTCTTTCCATATCCAAAGAGCATTTCCCATCATTTTATTTTGTGGGTCTTTGATATAGTTTTCTCTAATTTTTTGTAACAAATTTGAATCAAATACGTTATCACCTGACCCTAAAAAATTACATTCCAACTCTTGAGATACTTTTCGTTTGTCATACTTGAGTTTTTTTACCATACCCTCAAACCAAGTCGAAGATGGTTTATAACCCTGACTAATTATGTTTGAAAGTTCATCGTAGTTTCTATCAGAAAATTTTATATTTTCCCAACTAATAATATCGTCTTTTGAATATTCTTCTTTGTTTAACAAATAATGAATTATATCTTTTGTTTTAACCAAGTATAAATCTTTTGTATATCTTGGGTCTCTAAACCAATACATTTCAGAAATCTTGAAATCATTCATATTTCTTAACGCTTGGTCGTAAATTTCATAATAAATTGGGTCATATCCATTAGGGGTTGAAATAACAATAACTTTACCTCCTGTAGAAAGGGACGCCATACAAGCTGCCCAAAAGTCATTATCTGCCTCAATAAACGCCGCCTCGTCAAATATTAATATTGTAGGGGTAAATCCACGTAGAGCATCTTTTGATGTTGCAACCGCCTTTACTTCACAACCGTTGTTTAATTTATAATGTTTTTGAGAATTTTTTTCAGGAGCAAAATCAATCCCCACCCATGAAGGCCATTGACCAACAAAAGCTCTAATCTTATTAGCCATTTCTTGTGACGTATCGAGTTTATTAGCAATAATCAAAATCTTTTCAGGTTTTGTTTTCTTTGCAAATGCTAATTTTTTTGATGCCCACGCGGCAGTAACTGTTGATACGCCCGCCTGACGATATTTTAAAGCTATATTTTCATTGTGTGTTTCATAGTCTTCTAACAAAGAAACTTGGTCAGGAAATAATTCTAATGGTACATATTTTGAAACAGTATTGTCGTATGTTTGTAAGTAAGTTCTTAAAGCATAAGGAGTATCCCTCATACATTTTACATACTCTAACATTACTTGTTCTTTTGTTAAACTCATAAACTCTTTCTATATAAATATCAAAACCCTTATTTAAATCAATAAATAAGGGTTTTTAAAATGTT